CCACGCCGTCCTGAAACACATACGGCGGGTCGGTCGGGGCGGTAATCGTCGGGAAGGCCGTCGCGCTAACCGCCTCCGTCTTGCCGATGACATCCAGTTCCATCTCGACTAGCCCGCCCGCCTGCCCGCGGAACGTCGCCCGGTTCACCTTGCAGGAGTCGTACAGAAATCGCTTCGCGACCCGCTCAATCAGGACTGCGAACTCTGGCAGTGTCTCCGCGAGCGCGAACGTATCGCTCGATTCGTTCGCCCCCAGGATTCTCGGCAGGAGCAAATCGAGCATGGCCGGAGTGGGATGTAACAAAATCGTCCCCTGTATCGTGTACGTCCCGTCGCGAGTCCGTTCCTTCGGGTGCGAGCGCGTGCCGCGAATCCCCGCCGTGTCGAGAATCGTCAGGTCTTTACGCAGGCTCTCGTTGACGTATTCGTAGGCTTCGGAGAACGAGCCGACGGTCGTACCAGCCGCCCCGAAGCTGATTCGTGACTGATGGGCCATTGATGCGTCGGCCATACTTCACCTCTTGAGGATTTCGACGGTTGCGTCGGCTGTGATTTCTGCGATTCGGTTTGCGCCCGCCTCCGTCACCCCGACGGGCGGACGGGCCGGCATCCGGGACGTGCCGAACTGATGGAACGGGAGCTTCTCGTCCGCACTCCCCCAGTTCATTTCCTGCCGACTGATGTGCTGGACGTGGTTCGGCGAGTTCTGCGAGACGATGCTGTTCGCCATCGCCTTCGTGTCAATCAGAATCGTATCGTGGCCCTTCCTGGCGATTGTGGACGGAGCTAGCGGAGCCCACGGAGCGCCGAACGGATCGGTCGCGGACGCAAAGTATTCCGCGTGCTGCTCGGCAAGCTCCGGCGCAATCTCCCGCTCGAAAGCGCCGGTGTAGTCCGCGCGGCGGAATTGCGCTGCCACGCCTTCCAGCACGGTCGGCAATTCATCAAGGCTGTTAAGGATAATCGTCTGCACTACGGGCTCCGATCCTCACGGTTTGACAGGCGAAGAACGAGGCCGCTGACCCATAGCCCCTGACGGAACCACCGCTCGCGGTCGGTAATGTCGAGTGGCTGGACTACAATATTGAACACGAGCGTCGACGTAAGCCGCTGGTTCGAGAAGTTCTTGCGGATGCGCTCCCGCCACTTCAGATACAGCTCGAACCGCTCCAGTTGCTCGCTCTGCGGCAGGGCGATTTCGCTGCGCTCGTCCGCAACGATGGCAATCAATACGGGATAGGCCACGTCGTCCCGCAGATTGCTCCCCGCCGTCACTCCCTCCGCTCCGAAGGGTGCAATCACCACGCAGGGATACTTCCCTTCGGGCAGGTCTTTTTCGAGGTTGCTCGGAGCTTTCTGGACTACGACATTCGCATCCGCCAGTCCGGCAAGCTGCAAGCCGACGACTTCGGTGCGGATCGTGCTGAGGATAGTGAATAACGCCGCATCGGCCATTGGCCCCTCTTATCGGGTGCAAAGGCAGCGCCAGCGCGTCCCCAGCGTCGCCTTGTCCGCCTGCTGTACCTGCCAGATGACGTTCTCCTCGTCGATAATCTGGTCGCCCTGAACCACCCCGTCCGTCCCGACGACGGACGCCGGTAGTTCAAATGCGACCAGCTTCCCGGAAATCGCCAGTCCCCCAAGGGCCATAAATTCCCGCTGCGTCACCTGCCGGCGCAGCGCCGCCGGCTGCGTTTCGCCGTCTCCATCCGTATATGTCATCGAGACAGGATTCGTCCCGTCCGGCCGTATCTGCCGGAGCGTGACTGTTTCCAGCCCGTCAAAGTCCTGCCAGTCGTCCGCAATCTCTTCCGCGGCCGTGGTCACGTATTCCCCCGGTCTATCAGTTCAAACGGCCCCTGCGAGGAAGCAATCGCCTCATCAATCATCTTGAGGCGCTTCCACAATTCGCCGGTGTCGAACGTCTGCCCGTCAATCGTGTAGTTCCGCTTGTGGCCGACTTCGGCCAGGCGGGCCAGCAGATTCGACTTGGCCGTCTGGAGGTTTTCGAGGTCCGTTGCCATTTACTCAGCCGAGACGAGTTCGTGAACGTGCTTGCGACCCTTCGCCGGCTTCTCGACGACGGGCTCCGGCACGTAATCCGGAATCGCCTCGATAAGCAGGTTCTTCGCCGATACCGAAGTCGCCCTGGAAGCGTTGAAGGCACGCACAGCGTCGGCACGCATTTCCGACTCTACGTCGAATGCGTGTTCAACGTCGCGGACTTCAAACTCCACCTTCTTGCGGCCGTCCGCGAATTCGCGCACTACCTCGAAATGGCGGCGCACCTTGCGGTTGAACGGCGTCCGAAGCAGGACGCGAACGGTAAGCGGCTCCGAACCATCGGCAGCCAGGCAAACCCTGTAGGCTTTCGTTTCGTCAGACATGAGGTTCCCTTGTTACACGGTGCATTTGGTCATGACGCGGGGCTCGATGGTCGCCATCGCGCCACGCTCGGACGCCTTCCACTGCATCACAATATCGCGCTCGAACTCGTCGGTGGTGTTCGACGGAGCCTGAACGGTCGTGATGGGCCAGTTCTGCATGTAGGCGAACGCCTTGCGGACATCGCCCACGTACCACGTCGTATCCGTCCCCATCCGGGCCGCGAGAAGCTGGCTCGAATGAATCGTCAGCGTTCCGCCGACGGGGTTGGACGCGATGGTCTGGGTTGTCGTGCTCGCACCGTCGCCGACCCGGATTTCGGTCGCGCTCATGATGTAGCGCGCCTTCGCCAGGTTCTGACGGGTGACAACCAGATCCTTCGGGCTGTTCAGGATCGGCTCGCCCGTATTCGGGTCTAGAATCGCATCGAGAGTCTGGAACGCCTCGTCGATGTCCGTCCAGTCAGTCAGCGTCGCGCTCGTGGTGCTGTTGTCCCACGGCGTCGAGGTCTGGTACGTCGCATAGCTCGTGCCACGCCACTTGTAGCGGTGCGTGGTCACGTTCTCGTCGATAATCGCGTCGATGACGCGCTTTTCCTTGTTGAGGCCGAGGAATTCCCCGACTTCCCCGCAGCGCTGGATGACGAGCCCCGTGCGGTCGAAGGCAATCGCTTCCTTCGTCAGCGGCACAATCATACCGCGCTTGGTTGTCTGGGGGGTCTCGATATAGTCCTCAGACACCCCGACTTTCGGGTACGGCAGTCCTTCGCCGACGACTTCCGCACGGTCGCCCATGCGGCCGATGCCGGCAATCTTCTCGCCGTTGAACTCAGTCTGAACGGTCTTCACCAGCGGCGTAAACCGGAACTCTTCCGACGTGAAGGCGTCGATAACCGCGTTGTAGACAATCTGCCCGGTGATGTTCGAGAACATCGTCGTCGAAACGGCGTCCCCGGCTTCCATCAGGCTTGAGCTGTCCTCGCCGCGCTTCCAGCAGCCGATGAGTTCGTGGCCGTTCGGGACGAAGTTCTCGAACAAGTCCTTGATGGACAAGTCGATTCTTTCGTCGTCGACCTGAATCTGCTTCGAGGAAAGCGCCTCGCGCAGATCGGCCATGAACCTCCGTTCGCCGATTCTCCCGTCCTTCTTCGCAGCCTCGTAGCTGCGTCGCAGTCCACTGGCTTTCAACATGATCTCGCTCCCTTTTCAGGGGGCTGACCGGTAAACTGCGGGTCTCTTAGGTCCGGCAGCCGGCTTCGCCCGGTTGTTGGTAGGCCGCTTCTCAGAGTGCAATCTGGGGGCGGCTTTTTCGTTATAGCTTCTGCCAGGCTCCGAGGTAGTCCACCTTGACCGTTTCGACGGTCGCCCCGCCGAGCTTCAGGCCCACCATCAGCATCATTTCCGTTGCCGATGTGTAAACCATGTCATAGGAGTAGACCAGAACGCCGTTGACGAAGTAGTCGACCTTCTGGTTGGTCGAGCTGTACGGGTTGCATTCGATCTTCAGGGTCTGGTACGTGGTTGACCCCGAGGCCGAAGTCACCGCCGCCTTCGTCAGGCTATTCGCAGCGCTGAGCAGCGTGCTCGTCTGGGTTGTCGAAATCGACTTCCAAACGCGCCATTCCGTCTCGCCATCGCGGCACTCGAAGGCCACGCCAGAAGCGGTCGTCTTGGGGCCGGCTCCGTTGTCGACAATGGTGTTCGCAGCGACTGCATCACACAGGCCGAACATCACGTTGATGTCATCCGTGTTCGCCTGGGCGAAGGCCAGCCGGCAGACGGCGGTAATCGGCTTGTTCTCAGCGAAGAGGAACAGTTCCTTCGTCGTGAGTAGATAAGCCTCGTTATTGTCGATGGCGATGGAGGTCAGGTGGACGACCCCGCCCACTGCGTCCTGCGCCGTGATGGTAGCGCCCGAGTCGGCCGACGTGTCCGTAAACACGTCGCCGGTGACGAACTCCTGGAAGTCCGAAAAAACCCCGAACTGCTGGTCACGCAGCAGGGCTTCGGGCGGAAGATTGACTAAAGCTGGCATGTATTCGCTCCCTTGAGCAAGAGGTGTGATTTGTTAGCGGCACGCTTCCACGAACGACTTGATGTCCGTCGGATACGGACCGTTTACGCTGTTGCTCGGCGGCGACATGAAGCTGGGCTTCGTCGGCTTGCGGGGTTCCGGCTCCTCGATGGATGGCATTTCCTCGATGAGGGCCACGCGGGCTTCGGCCGGCATGTTCGCCAGCGCCGTCAGGCGGGCCGGGGTGACTTCGCGACGATGGTTCCGCAGGAGCGTTTCGCACTCTTCGCGGAGTGTCGACAGGTCGACCTTTTCCTTGAGCTGGCGGTTCTCGTCTTCGAGTGCGGCCAGCCGCTGCTCGACGCTCTTGGGAGTGGTGGCTTCGGCCATGTTCTTCTTCCTTTTCGCAAAAGGGTTGGCCGAACCGTCGGCCTCGGGGTTCTGGTCATCCGCGGGAGCATCGCCCCCCGCCGCGGCATCGGGGTTCTTGTCTTTTGCCTGTTGGTCAGGCGGTGCGTTCGGGTCGGCGTTTGGATCTTCGGGATTCGGCTGGACGTTCGGGTCGGCCTGCTCGGGCTCCGGCAGCCCCTTGAGCAGTGCCTGTGCGGTGTCCATGATCTTGAGCACGATGGCCCGCGGGTCGCCGGACGAGTCGAGAGCGGCCGTCAGGAGCGCCACCACCGCCGCCTTGACCTTCTGCGACGGGTCTTCCTCCGGCGCGCCCGGCACCATCGGCTCGTCCATCGTCTCGGGAGGCATGAGCGCCCCATCCTCAAGCAACTTCGCCAAGAGGTCCGGAGCGTGCTGCGTCAGCACTTCCCGAATCGTCTGGACGGTGGACTCGAACAGGCCGTTTGTCGTAGCCGGCGACTGCACGAGGTCCACGGAAAGCACCTTGTCCACCGACTCCACGACGTTCTTGCCGTTCTTGACCGCGACCGTGCCTTGAGCGTTGTGCGAGAGCCCGAAGCGGCTGCTGCGGCGCTCGGCGGCTTCGGCAATCATCCCGGCGTTGGGATGCTCTTTCAGGTAGTGCAGGTTCCCATACACCCCGTCGTCGCGCACCCTGACCGATTCGAGCCAGCCGAACCCGTCCTCAACGCGGCGTTCGTCGCCAGGCTTCGAGCGGGACGGATGGTTCAGGTTGACTTCGATGCCCTCGTACTTCGACGCGGCTTCCTTCAAAGCCTTGTCGCTGTACTCGCGGCCGTTCTTCGACACGCGGCCGATGATTTTCACGTCGGGGATGATTCCCCGCTCGCGGTCGACCTTGCCGTGGCCTTCGATGCCGGTAATCTCGCGGAGTCTCATCGCGGCACCGCCTTTGTCTGGAGAAAACAACGGCAATTCGGATGAGCGGGAGGCCCGCCATTCCCACGCACCGCATCCATCGCGGCGGTCGGCAAATCGGCGGCAATCATCGCGCCTTCCCAATCCTTCATCCGCTGGCCGTGAAGTGGTTTGCAGATCGGGCACACGCGGGCATCGGCCTCCGTGTACCAGGTAACAGTCACAATCAGCCCCGCCGATTCCGCGCCGCCTACCGCGTCGTTCGTGCCTGCGGTCGCTGCGCCGGTCGTCTCCGTCGCCGCAATCCCCGCATCCCGCTCCGGGCCGAAGATGGAGAGGATGTCATCGGCCATCACATCCGGCGGCAGATTGAGCACTTCGGGCGGGAAGATGGTCCGCGGGAAGATGTCTGGTCTGCCACGCCTGGCCCAGCGCTCATAGGCGCGGTCGAGCCGCTTGCGGGAATTGGCGGTGTACTCGGCGGCGAATGTGCTCGCCCGCTCATCGGCCCATTCCCCGGCACGGTCCCGCATCGTCTCCGTTGCGGTCGCGCGCAGGTCCGAAGGCAGGAGCAGTTCGTTATGCTGCTCGCCAGCGTACATGAACAGGAGAACCAGTGCGGCGGTCATTTCGGCTCGTTCTTCGTTCTCGACCTTCTTCCAGAATCCTTCGGGCACGTTCAGCGGGTTCGGCGGGTTGCCGAGAAGCTCAATCAGCTCCTTGCGATGCCGGGTTGACAGCCGCGCAAGGCGGCGGGCCAGGTCGGCTTCGTGGTCCATGCGGTTTGCGAGTTCGGCCATTCACTTTTTCTTGCTCTCGCGGGCCTTTGACATCGCAATGGCTATCGCCTGCTTTTGCGGCTTGCCATGCGCCATTTCAGTCTTGATGTTCTGGCTGATGACCTTTTGGCTGGAGCCGGATTTGAGCGGCATCAGGGATACGCCTCCTGTAAAGCGAGCAATGATTCATTGATCGCCGCCTTGACAGTAGGGGCCGGCGGGCGCTGGTCGCCCTGCTGCCCTTCCTGTCCCGGCTGCGGAGGCTGCTTGGGTTGCGGCGGACCTCCAAACGGGCTGATGACCGGCTCGGGCGGTTTCTCCAGTGCCCCGAGCTTCTGTTCCTTGTCGTAGTCCAGTCCGTTCCGGGCGGCGAAAGTCTGCTTCGACATGACGCCCGAATCGACTAGCACCTTGTCCGAATCGACGGCCAGCTTCGGGTCGCGCACATCCACCGTCGGGCATTCGCAGTCAATCCGCACGAGCGATTCAAGCTGCGTATAGCCCTCGCGGGTAATGCCGAACCTGTCGAACCGGCCGGACTCGCAATGCACGCGGATAACCTTCCAGATAAGGCTCAGGAAGTGCCGCTTGTAGAATTGCTGGTCGGCCTTCCGGGCTTCCGAGAACGGGCTGCCGCTGACAAGCGTGCTGCTGTAGTTCGCGTTCGAGGCGTCGCCCGAGATGATATATTCGGGCATATTCCAGCGGACGCCGATTGCCCGGAGCACGTACTGCCCGACAAGCTCAAAGCCCTGATTTCGCTCCGCGCCCATCGGGCCGGCGAGGTATTCCTGGCCGAACGGAACCTTGAGGATGGAGCCGGGCGGGTAATTGCTGGCATTGCGGATCGTCGTGGTCGCGTTCGGCCCCAGGGGCGACGGCAGGTTCGAGATGCGCCGGCTTTCCCCGCCGACGCTTGAAAGCTGGCTCTGCGTCGTGCCTTGTGCGCCTTGCAGAATCCACGCGATGGCCGATTGCAGCGCCGCCCCGCGCCGCATGTTCTTGTTGAGCTTGGCTTCGTCGCAGAAGTATTCCGCAAGCTCCAGGAAGTCGCTCACGCCTCGCTTGGCGTTCCGCGTGACGTTACGCTTGATGTGCTCGACGCGATAGGCCGGGTAATAATCCCAGTCCGCGCCCTTGCCGTCCCGAACGATGTGATATCCGAGCGGCTTCCACGTCTTGCCCTCCGGCGTCTGCACGCCGAACTTCCAGCAGTTCGGGCCAGGCCAGAAGCAGGACGGGTATTGATACTCAATCCATTCCTCAAGCTGAGCGTTGTTGAGCGGCTGCGTAAGCTGGTCGGGTTCAAGGAACTCCAGCACAATCTTGCCATTCTCGGCAATCTCATACTCATCGAACGCGACGAGGCATTCGCCGTCTTCGCGGGCGCGGCGGTCGATTTCGCGGTCAATCACGCCGGCGAAGTCGTTCTCGTCAACGAAGCGGTCGATGACCTTCTGCACCGCGGCGACAAGCTGAATCGCCTGGGCGTTGTTCTCGTCCTCTGGAGCAGCCTCGAACGAGAAGCCACCCGAGAATGTGTAATTGGCGAGAGCGTCAAGCGCCCCAGACGCGATGCCGGTCAGTACCCGCAGGTTGCGAGCGCCGGCGCGGATGAATGCCAGATCCTGCTCGCATTCATACACCGGACGGAACGAGCCGTCCTTGCGGTCGTCAAGGCTCGTCGTCGAAACGGCGCGGGTGCCGGAGCCGTATGCGTACCAGCCGGGCGTGTCGGTTAGATACTCGCGGGTGTCGACCCAATCCCCGAACGCAGCCTCAACGAAGCGCTCAACCTGCGTGAGCGCGGTATCGCGCTGGACAATCAGTGAATCGAGTTCTGCCTGCGGAACATCGGGCATGCCTCAAGCTTGTTGATTGAGGCAAACCGGGGCGATAGGGGGTTACAATTCGGCTTGTAAGTAGCCGGGAGGCAGGCCATTAGTCGTCTTGACCGACTTGGCGCGGCAGGTGCAGTCGCCAATGACGCAGCGGTGATACCGGCAGCGCTCCGTCGCCGCATAGACCACCATCGGGATGAGGTGGACGGGGCATATCGGGCGAATCAACGGCAGGCGTTTACGGTCGGCCACGGCGCTCAAGCGTCATCCTCCTTGAACTACCCTTAATACAAACTGCGTCTCGAATGCTGCGCCGGGAACGAACTTCAACACCTGCTCGTCCTTCCATGTCGGATGAAGTTCCTTCGCTTCCTCGAACAAGGCCCCCGCCAGATGCCACACGCTCGCCAGCTCAAACCGCTTGCCGCAGCGTTCCTCCCGGCACCAGCCCTTGACGACATTCTCGGTGATGACGTGCCTGTGCCCCGGACACATCGCGTCTGGGTTGAGCCAGTGCGGGACGTGGATTTCGATACGCGCCCCGTGCCGGCAGACGCGGGCGAGTTCCCAGAGCACGCCGGATAGGTTTTGGACGTGTTCGAGGCAGTGGGCGGAATAGACTTCGGAGACGGAGCCGTCGGGAACGGGCAATTGCTTGCCGGGGCACCATTCGCCGAGGCATTCCCAACCGCACCTTTCGAGGTCAAATTCGATATCTACCCGCCCCCTGTCCCTCCGGCAATCCACGTTCAGGAACCCCTCCCGCGGCTTGTCGCCGCCGCCGAGTTCGAGCTTGATGTCCGTCATCGAACCGCCTCCATCGGTCGCGTCTGCACCACCTTTCCATTCACCACGATGCGGTCGACGCCCCAATGGTCCATAAATGCCAGGATTGGCCCGCCCACATCCCAGCGGGCGGCTTTGTAGCCGGGGTCGCAGGGGGAATTCAGGTAATGCAGGATAGTGAATCGGCGGTCCTGATACGTCAGCAGCCCCTCCGCGTCAGCCTGCATGAAAAAGTCGGCGTGCTCTGCCCCGAGCCCAAAGCGCCATCGCACCTTGTCGAATACGCCGCGACGGGCAATGAAGAAGTTCGGAACCATTTGCACGAAGCCTCGAAATCCAGGATCGTCCTTCTCGCAGCATTCCAGATAAAGCGTGCGGTTCTCAAGCCTGAAGTTGCCTCCCGAGTTTCGCAGTACGTTCCCGCCTGGCGTTACGTCCTCGACTCCACCTCCGCAAATGTCAATCATTTGCGGGCCAGTACGAATTTGGGCGAGCAGCCCCAGCACGGTCGTAGAATTCGTAAACTCGAAATCGTCATCCAGGAACAGCAGAAAAGGCCGCTGCGTATCCCGCGCCAGCGCGTTGCGCCCCTCGCAGATGTCCGGCTGGCCGTTCACGGTGATATGCGCACCCGGATAGAACCGCTCAATAGACGCGCGCAGCCGCGCCAGCGCCTTCGGCCGCTTGTAGGTCTTGATGCAGAAGTCGATTTGGTCGAGCCAGTCGGTCATATTTCGGCCGTCGCGTCAGGTTCCATCGCTGGCAATTCCACCACTGGCTCCGGCAGCTCCACGAGCGGCTTGCCGCAGTAGATGCAATGCGTCCGCCATTCGGGATTCGGGCCATTGCAGGAGGGGCATGGCTTCTTCAACGCACCCTCCCCATCAGGACGCTTTCCTGCTTGTCCTCGCTATACTTCACCAGCCGGCACGTCTCGACCTCGATGCCCGCATATTCTGCAAGGTCTCGCAGCCCGTCGGGCCAGTAGCGGTAGCGGTCCTTCGGATGCTCGTGGAAGCACCAGACGGCGGGGGCGACGAGGAGAACGGGCGAGTCTCTGTGCAGCATGTCGGCAATGAATCTGACCAACTCCCAAGGCTGTGACGTGTGCTCAAGCGTATTAAGGCACAGCGCTCCATTGATGGCTTCTATGAACCATTTCGGATTCCGCTCATCGAGCACTACATCCACGTTCGGCCCCGCCGCGATGTCATACCCGACGTACTTGAGCCCCCTGCCCTCAACGAGCCCGCGCGGGCTGCCGTTTACGTCCATCGACCCGAAGTCGCCGACGACGCTGCCGGGCGTCAACGCCGAGGCGTAGGTCGCCAGGAACCGCTCGACATGCTCTAGGCAGCCTTCATGCACTTGTAGATTTCCCCCAACGGCTCGAACGCCGTCTCCGGCAATGCTGACCAGTCCGTAATCGCCTTGGTTCGCTCCCTGCGCATCGTAGCATCCCAGAGGACTTCCTTCTGGAACCGCCGCGTAATCCAGCTACGCCAGTTGATTTCGTCGTATAGGTTCCGGCAGTCCGGCATGCCGAGGCAATGTGCCTCCTCAAACTTAAACATCCGGGCGGGCCAGCGCTCCACGTCGCAGCGGTTAAGCGGATCGCTGAACTTCATATGCGGCTGATTGAATACGTCCTCGTTGCGGAACCAGAAGAACGTACCCGAGAAGTGCCAGTCGACTTCCATGCGATACTCGCGCCGCATGAACGAGCCGGCAACCGGGTAATCCATCAAAGCCGCCTGAAACAGCTCCGGATAGTCGCAGCACAGATGGAACATAACGTCCGCCCAGTTATGCACAGGCGAGTCCGACGGGTGCCGAATGCCCTTCCCGTGGCAGTAGAACGTGACGCCCGGCTCGCCCTGCATGCCACGCAGCAGCTTCTCGAAGCTCACCATCTCCCCAATCGCCGGGTCGTTCGGAACGGCGATAATGTCAATCCCCGTGCCAATGAACATATCGCACGCCTGCTGCCGCGTCCCCGCCTCGTCATACGCAATAGAAACCAGCTTGCGGCCGTTCCACAGCGGCAGCCGGGCCTTGATGTGGGCTACGGCGCGCGTCCACGAGCGGACGCCAGGGCAGGCGTAGATGTGGGCGATAAGGTTGCGGTTCATATCATGGCCCTTTCGACTTCAAGCTCCGTCGGCGCGCCAAGTGCGTTGAGCCCGCCAATCGCCATTTCGAGCGCGTCGGGTCCGTCGTCGTGCTTCCCGAGCGGGAATTCGCGAAGCTGCTGAACGAGCAATCGGCAGCCCGGCGTATTGCGGAACCGCAGTCGCTTCTTGGCAAGGTGCGGCCCAAGGTTCCATTGCAGCCGAAGTTCCTTATTGCCGGTGTTCTCGACATACCGCACAGGCATCCCGACGAGCCCTGCGTTCCACGCCGCCCGCTCGAACGTCGCCGCGACCTCTTCCTGAAACCCATTCGATTCGATGCTGACGACATGCGGGCGGCTGACCATAGCGAGCGATACCGCGTCCGCCACAATCCGCTCCGTCGGTCGTCGCTCGATACTGGCGTCAATCCAGAGCAGGTCGCCCGAAAGGCAGGCCGTCACAATCGCCGAGTAGTCCCCGCGCTTAGAGTTCTTCCCCTTCGACGGGTCGATGCCCTGCGATACTGCCTCGAACGCATCCGGCCAGCGGTCGGCCCAGATATGCGGGCCGAAGTATTCCTCGGGCCATTCCGTAACGCCTGGCCTTCCGGGACGCTGCTGGTAGAGGCTCAGCCACCAGTACGCATCGCGCGAAAGCCTTTCGCGCTCCAGCGCCTTCTCGTCGTAGCGCTGCGGCCAGAGTGCCTCCCCTTCCTCTCGCCCAAGAACGTCGTCGTCCTCTGCGACAGCCCGTAGCGTAAGCTGCTGGATCTTGCGCCCGCCGCGTTCGTCCGCATGCCTCAGCACCCGCCCCGTCAAATCGTCCTCATGCCATCGCGTCGCAATCAGAATCGCCTTGCCGCCAGGCTCGATACGGGTTGAAGCCGTCGAATCCCACCAGTCGCCCAGCCCATCGCGGACCACTTCGGAAACTGCCTCTTCGGCGTTCTTGATGGGGTCGTCGATAATCAACAGGTCCGCTCCGCGTCCGGTCATCGGGCCTCGTGCCCCCGCAGTAAGCATCCCGCCGCCGTAGTTCGTTTCCCAGTCGCTTGCGGCCGACTGGCCGTCAGAAATCGTCACGCCGAATTCGGCTCCGTGTTCTTCGATAATTTCCCGCACCTTGCGCCCCCACATCCGGGCGAAGTTGTGTTCGTAGCTCGCGATGATGACGCGCTTCTCGGGCCAGCGCAGGATATGCCACGCCGGCGTCCATTTGCTGAATAGCTCGCTCTTGCCATGTCGCGGTGGTGCCTCAATCGCGAGGATGTCCGTTTCCGTTCTGCCCCGAATGAGAGCCGTTGCCATTTGGTCCATGTAGGCTACGTGCCGCGGAGCCAGGAACTGACTCGGCCGCACCGTCCGAGCCAAGCAGGCAGGGGACTGCAACGCCAAGACGAGTTCGTGCGATTGCCTCAAGGTCGCTGCCATACTTCGCCTCAAACTCCTCAATGACGTGACGGACGTTTATCGTACCGCTGTGGCGCTGCACAATCGTCCCTGAATGCTCCTGGCGGTCCTTCTTGCCCCAGCGGTCGGGGAACTTCCGCTCAAGCCACCACGCAGCCGCCTGCCACTGCCGGCGCGATGCCGTGCGAATCGTCTTGACTGCCAGATGCTCCGCTTCCGCCTCTGCTTTTTTGACTGCTACAAAAAACTCGTGGTATAGCCCCTCTTTTGCCTCCCTGCCCCACCTTAGCCAGTTATAGAGCGTGCCGACTCCGACAGATGCGCAGGCCGCAGCCACCTCGCGCGAGACGCCGTTCGACGCAATCGCATCGACAATCGCCTTGAAGGTCGCCTTATTGAGCTTCGTAGGTCGTCCAGGCTTGCCGTTCACGCCGCCACCTCGCAATACCCATTCTCCCAAATCGTCCCCGGCCAACTGCCGAACCTGACGCCTGTTCGCCACGCCGCATATCCGAAACTCAACTGGTCGCGCACGGAGCCCGCTTCGATTTCGGCGTGCCATGCCTCATTGAACGCCACGACTTCCGGGCAGCTGCGCCGCAGCAGGACGCCGCATTCCAGGAGCCCGAAGTGGGCCGGGAACTTCTCGCGGCGGTAGCGGTCCATCTGCTGCCGCATCGTCGCCAAGTCATCCTTCTGCATTCTTGCGCAGGCCGCGTGCTCCTCGTAGGCGCAGTCGTGGAACCGATGTGCGAATCCCATCACGTCGGCAGTCGCCAGCGCTACCAGCACAGTCGGCGCTACCCGCAACCGGATGTTCCAGTCCAGCCACAGCCACCAATCGGCGCGCGGGAAAGCCCGATGCGGCAGGAGCTTGATTCGCTTGCTCTCGCGACGGTCGGTGAATCGGGCAGTATACGTTTCGATGGTCATGAATTCCGGACTTGCAGGATTCCGAGAAGCTCCCGCGTGTTGCTCAGGCTCGTCACTACGCGGCAGCGTAGCGTGTAGTCGCCTCCGTCAATCCCCGTACTGATTCGCACCTGGACGCCTTCGCTGGTCGCCACCGTGCCCCCCTCGTCATTGTCGAACGTCGCCGAGGTATTGATTCCCGGCGACCCGATTGTCAGGTCGGTTGTCGCCACCGTCGCCCCGCCCGTAATCGTCTGTTCGGCGTCGATGCATTGAACGTGCGTGACGCTCGAAAGCGTTTCTGAGCCAGGCAGAAGCTTCGTGAAGTCGAAGCCGAAGATGATGGATTCGGTCGGCGTCATGACCTTTGGCTTAGACGCCATACAGGAGAGTGATGCGCTCATTTATCTGTTGCACTCCAGACTTGGCCGCGAGCCGGGCTGCTGTAGTTCGTGCCGCGCGGGCGGGCCGTGAATACCTCAGAGGGGGGATTTATTTCTGGCTGGGCCACCAGCGCGCCGTACCCAAGCGTCGGCACCAGATTGACGGAACCGAAACTGCCATAGCCAAGCGTGATGACCGTTGACGGACTCG